CGTTAAGGAGCCAAATGACAATAGACGTAGGAAGGGAATCTTTAACCGATTAACAAAGTTAAATGAACAGTTTGGGGTAGAATACTATTCTATTAGTGCATTAGTGGAGTCTGGACGCATAAATATGGTCAAGAAACTTATGAAAGAAAATGAATGCGATTTGCTAAACGGTTTAATTAACCATAAAGCAGAAGTGGAAGAAAAATATGGTACAATTCCTTCGATAAATCGCTATGTTATTAAATATAGTGTATGCTACGAGGATTAATTTCCTCGTATTTTTATATTGACATAAGCAAACAAATGTTCTATAATTTCTTAAAAGGAGATGTAAGTATATTATGAACAAAGAAAAATTATTTGAGTCACTTTATTGTAGAAACGTTGTTGTTGATGTAGATTATTGTAATAACATAGTGTGCAGATTTCCGTTATTTGTCGGCACTATCCAGGGAGGTATGTTGACAGATGGTAATATCTGTTTTAGTATTGATTGGGATAATGCCAATATCAGTATGGAAGATGATGATTATGTAGTGGAAACTGATGATTGTATCATTACTATTTCGGTAATGATTTAATTTATATACTTGACAAAATTAAATATATGTGATAATGTAATGGAAACAGAAAGGAGCAACATATGAGATTTAGTTTTACTGGTGAGTTAGTTTTTAACAATTTAGAAAGTCCGAATCCTTACATCAGAGAAGGAAAGACTAAAAGTGGGGCAACTTATAAATCATTAAATTTATCTGTTGTGGCAGCTAAAAATAATCGAGCATTCTGTGAAATGTTCGGTATGGAAAGGGAAACTCTTCATCTTATTCATACAGATGGATCAAGTTTTGAAGTCGATTGGGATGAAAGAGATTCTGCAATTGGAGAAGTAAGTAACATGAGAAAATTTGTTATGACCGTTGACGGGGAAAGAAACGAGTTCATAACAGAACTAGACTTTATTAATTTCATATCGAATAATCTTGAACTATTCAAGGGTAAGAAGTTTACCGTTACAGGAGATGTTAACAAGGACTTCTATAATGGCAAATGTAGAGATCGTTTTCAGATTCGCAACATCTTTGAAGCAGACGAAGATAGAAAGAACGCTCTTCGCATAACAGGAAAGTTCTTTTTTAATAAAGACAGTTTTGATTATGCTGATTGGAAAACAGACCATACATTATCTATTTCTGGTTATGTAAGTCAGTATATTAACAAAGATGAAGGAACTAAATACGTAGATCAGTCCGTTACTTTTGATGCAAGCAAAATCAAATGGGACAATCCTACTCATGTAGCTAGAACAAATTACAAGTTAAAGCAGATGAAAGCAGAAGCAACAGAGACTTCATTTAAGACATCATCTTCTTCTCAGAAAATGTATTCTATTCCTATTATTTGTAACTATGTAAATGGGGCAGAAGAAGTCGAGTTTGATGAGAACCTTTTAACTCCCAATCAGAAGGAAGCAATTGAACTTGGACTTAAAACTCTGAATGATTTCAGACCTAAAGGAAGCACATATGGAGATAGAGTTACATTGTTGAAACTGATTGATTTCGATCTGAGAGACGATTATGCAGATGGATGTGTTGAATGTGACTCAACACTTAAAGAATTCATGGAAGATGTTTACGTTCCCGCCAGAAATGAATCGGTAGAAGAAGTAATGGCTGTGGTCAATGAACCTACAGTAGAAGAAGACGATGATGACTTATTTGGTTGATTAAAAGGAGATTATTATGGGAAAGTATGGAAAAAAGAATGAAGTATCATTAAATCCACTTGATTTCAATATTTGTATTCTTGGAGAAAGCAAAATAGGCAAAACTACTTTGGCAAAAGAAATATGTGAAAAGTTAGTTGGAGAAGAAGGATATCTTCATTTAGATATTGGTAAAGAAGAAGGTGCTTCTGCAATTCAGGGTATTGTTACAGAAACAGTTGAAGATTGGGCAAAACTTACTGATGTGGTGGAAGATATTGTAGAAAATAAAACAACTGATTATCCAGATTTAAAAGTTGTTATTTGGGATACTCTTGACGAACTTGTTATCTTAGCTGAATCTGAAGCTATTCGTTTATATAATAGGAAAAACCCTGATAAAAAAGCAGAGACTATAGATGCTGCTTGGGGAGGTTTCCAACATGGACAGGAGAAGGCTTCAGAAATGATTATTGATGTTATTTGGAGACTTAAAAGAGTTGGAGTATCATCTATTGTCGTTGGACATGTTAAAAAATCAGATATGGTTGATGCTGTCACTCAGGAAAGTTATTCCAAAGTAACTGCTGATACAAATAAGAAATATTTTAATGCTCTTAAAAACAAGATGCATTTTATTGGTCTTGCTTATATTGACAGGGAAATCGTTAAAGAAAAGACTGGCAGAAAGAATGTGGTAACTAAACAGGACATCACTGTTAATAAGGTAGTAAAAGAAAGCCGTGTTATCTCATTTAGGGATGACACATACTCTGTAGATTCTGGTTCTAGATTTGCTGAGATTATTGACAGAATTCCTTTTGATGCAGATGAATTTATCAAAGCTATGAAAGATGCTATCATGGCAGAAAAGAAAAAGTCTGGCAAGAGTGATAAGGAAATCAAAAAGGAACAGGAAGCAAGAGAAACTGCAAAAGAACAGGCGGCAATTAAGGCTTCTGAAGATGCTAAAAAGAACAAGATTGATATCGAAAGAAACGAAGAATTAAAGGGAATCATTAAAGAAAAATTTTTAGCCCTGGATAAGGAAGCTAGGACAGTTTTCAAGAATAAAATGACAGAAGTCGGAGTAGATGGATTCACAGATGTTTCCGAAACTCCCACAATGGCATTAGAAACTCTTATTGATTTTCTTGATAATATGTAATCGAATAGATATGTGATGTGCGGTGGGGCTTGGCAAATTTTGTTAAGCCCCAAGATTGGAGAAATATGAAACCTAAAACAAATATGGTAGTTCTTAGGGATATCAATAAATACGGAAAAAAATCTGAAGCGTATAAAGCCCCAAATGGGTGGTATTACAGTTCAGAAAAAGCATACGAAGAAATTCAGAATAAAAGGCAGAGACATAAGACATTATGGGATATTGAATCGGATAATACAATGTCAGACCATGATAAGTGTGTTGAATATATAAGAACCTTATTAGAATATCAATGGGATCATAAACTTCCAACGATTCTTTATAAAAAGATTGAAGAATATAAACCGTATGGCTATGATGTGATTTTTAGAACGATGGTAGAGTGCACAGGAAGTATGAAGTGGGCATTGTCTAACAAGAGTTTTAAAAATGATGCGGGAAAGATACTGTATTTATTTGCTATTATAGGAAATAATATTAATAAAGTATTTAATCATCCAAAAGAAGATAAAATTATTGTAAGCAACGAACCTGTTCCAGATATTGATGAAGTAGTCTTTACAGGAGAATCCAATGACGGTATTAAAAAGTTTCTGGAGGATGATGAATGATAATTCCTAAAGAATTAAATCAAAATAGAAAAATTATAGAATGTAATTTCGTACTTGCATTATATCTTCAGCCAGAACTTATTCCAGATTACAATATTGAGAACGGAAAAGATATAATTACCGAAGATGGAATGTTTTATTACGGTCTTGCTCAGAATATGTATAAGACTGGCTATAAAACATTTGATCATATGAGCATCTATGAATATCTTTCTGATAAGGAAGTGTTGAGAAATGGATTTGAAAGAAGAGGTGGGTATAATTCTGTACAGGAGATTACCAACCTTTTATCTATTTCTAATATAGATGTGTATTATCAAGAACTTATTAAAAGTAATCTGTTAATTAATTTAAACAAAAAAGGTTTTCCAGTTGTAGATAATCTTGATAAGTTTAAGGATATGTCTGCCTCTGACATATATGATTACTATGAATATTTGTTATCAAGCATATCTCTCAGACAGATTGAAAAGGTTCATGTAGTTAATTTGTCAGAGGGATATGATAAATTTATTGAACAGTGGGATAAAGGAAAAGACGTAGGGTTTCCTATTAGTTCTCCGTTATTGAATTATCAACTACTTGGTATTCATAAAAAGGAACTGACATTATTATTAGCAAACAGTGGAAAAGGAAAGACAACTGCTGCCATTGGATTATTTATCTTACCTAATATAGAAAAGGGAAACTCAATTGCGGTAATAGCTAATGAGCAGGATGAATCAATGTGGAGACAGATGTTGTTATCTACAGTTCTTTTTAATAAATTAAAGAGTGTTTCTGGTTTAAGCAGACATAAAATGCTAACTGGAAAATTTACGGGTGATCAGAAACAGGATTTGAAATCTGCGGCAAATTGGCTTGAAGAACAAAGTGGTAAAGTACAGTTCTGTGATATGCCAGATTATAATATTACCACAATTAAGAAAACCATTACCAGTTTATCAAAACTTGGAGTATCTATTTTTATTGTAGATACGATGAAACCAGCTAATGATGCTTCAGATAAGGCATGGGGAGAATTTTCAGAAATGGCAAAAGAATTATTCTTATTGTCCAAGAAGTTAAATGTAGCAATCATAGCTACAGCACAGTTATCTCCCGAATCTGCTTCCAGGAAGTTTTTAGATGTATATTGTATTGGTAAAAGTAAAGCGATTGCTGAAACTTCTGGTGCTATTATGATGTTTAGACATTTAACAGCTGAAGAAAAGAGTAAAATTAAACCATACAAATATCAGAGAGACGCTAATGGAAAACCTACTAATATCAAAGAGTTGATTACATTAAATCCAGACAAGGATTATATTATGATGTTCACACCAAAAAACAGATATGGTGCGGTTGATCCACAGATCGTGATGGAATTTAATATGGCATTTAATACTATGAAAGATGTTGGATGGTATGAATGCCCCTATGATGTATTTAAAGCGAGGTAATTTATGTTTACAGTTAAAGATTCTACTACTAGAAAAGTGACTCTGAAAAATATGACATACAATGAAGGTCTTTTAATGGATGAAGACGGGTGTGCAGTTGATATTAAGAAGATTATTAAAACAGGATTTGAGAACTCTTGTTTTGATGTAGTGATTACTACAAAAAGAGATGATACTTTCGATATGGATGAGTACGGAGAAGAGGAAACTGTAGAAGAATGATTTATTTAGATAATGCCGCCACAACGTTTTTGAATGACGCTGTAAAGTCTGGAATAAATGTTTTTTTAGAAGATGAAACAGATTTTAATATGAATCCAAGTGCAGCGTATGCTCAGTTTGCAAAAGACAAAATCTGTTCTGCGAGAGAATTCCTTGCTTCTCAGATTAATGCAGAGCCAGATGAAATCTTTTTTACTTCTGGAGCAACAGAATCTATCAATTGGCTTATGCAATGTGTGATAGATCCATATAAAGCCCTGGCTACAACGATTGACCATAAAGCTGTCATAAAAAACGCAGACAAGTTGATAAAAGTTAATTCTGATGGAACTTTTGATCCAGATGATTTAACAGGTTACGATGAATCTTATTGGTTTTGTTATAGCCATATTAATAATGAGATAGGAACTGTTAATGATACAAATGTTAAGAAATATTTCAAAGGAAAAGTATTTCTTGATGCAACACAGTCATTTGGCAAGATTCCAATTGATGTGAAAAAGATGAAAATAGATGCTCTTTGTTGTTCTGCTCATAAATTTCATGGATTAAAAGGCATTGGTATGCTTTATGTGAATAAAGAAACAGAATTATTTCCACTGATTGAAGGTGGAGGCCAAGAAAAAGGAATGCGTGGCGGTACAGAGAATATTTTAGGAATTATATCTATGCATTTGGCAGCAGTAGAAAATTGCAATGATAGGAAATATAAAAATAAAAAGACAAGAGAAATTCAAAGATATTTTCATGAAAGCATTATAAATAATATACCTATTGCCAAATTGAACGGAGCACAGGAATTAAGAAGAAGATATTGTGGGAATCTTAATTATTGTTTTGAGGAGATTGGAGCAGCAGGATTGCTTGAGTTTTTAAGAATGAATTATATTTATGCTTCTTCTGGTTCAGCGTGCAATACAGATAACGGAAAGCCGAGTCATGTTTTAAAGGGAATCGGATTAACAGATGCAGAAGCAAACAGTTCAATTCGATTCACTTTTGATGAAACTCTTACATTTAAAGAAGTGGATAAAACGGTACATGTTTTAAAAGAAGGAATTAATTTATTATCTTAATAGAATGGTGGTGAGTTAAATTGAATGTTCTTGATATTCAGACGAAGTTAATAGATAATTTCGATGATATCAAAAAGATTATGATAGAACTTGGATTTGACGAAGCCGCCATTCGTTTTAATAGAAGACAGCATTTAATTACTTCAAAGCGTCCAGATGTTAATGCAGACAATCCTAATGGATTTTTATTATATACGAATACTCTCAGATACATAATGACAACTAGAAATAAATCTGGAAATCTTTTCTCGCTCATTATGGATTTGAGAAATTGTTCGTTTAAATCTGCTTTAGTATATGTATGTAAATGCCTTAATATTAAGTATAATAATACATTTTATAAACCACCATTTGATGGATTCTATAAGAATATATTTTCTTCGTTTGAATCTGATGATGATGATCTGTCAAAGTATGATAGGAATAAACTGCCAGCATCGGACAGTCTTAGCTTAAAATTCTTCAAAGATGGTATAGCATTAGATGTTCAGGAAAAATGGGGAATAAGATATGACCATGAAAGAGATGTGATATTGATTCCGATTGAAGATTGTAATGGAAATCTGGTAGGTTGCAAGGCTAGAAATAATAATCCTAATTGTGCAGATTATGAAAGATGGTTCGCCTATCTTCCTTATCAGAAAACGAAAGTGCTATATGGATGGCACAACCATTATAAAAATATTATAAACAAAAACATGGTTGTACTTACAGAAAGTGAAAAAGGGCCATTGCAAATGGAGAGTTTTAACTGCTTTATTGGTCTTGGAATTGGTGGACATAGCTTTTCTAATTGGCAAGCAAAATATATTAAGTCTTTAATGACGAAAAAGATAATTGTTGCATTTGACGAAGGACTCAGGGAAGAAGAAATCAAATCAGAAGCACTCAAACTTGTTATTGATAACGGATTATTTAAAAACGAGGTAGGGTACATATATGATGATGACAATAAATACCTTCCTCGTGGCAGTAAAACATCTCCTACCGATTTTGGGGGAGATATTTTTGATAAATTGGTTAAAGAAAAGGTGAAATGGATTGGAAAGAAAGATTGATGAACAGTTAAAAGAATTATACGATAAAGGAATTCCTGTTTATTCGATATCACGATTAGACTCAATAAATCAGTGTTTGTATCAGGCTTACAATACTTATGTCTTACATAATAAAGGCGTGCAAAATGTTTATGGAATGTTAGGCGGTAAGACTCACGATGTGTTAGAGGGTATTACAAATGGAACTCATACAGAAGCTGATTTAAAGCCAGCTATTTTAGAGGAATTAAACGATCTGGAATTAGTTGGACTTGAATTTCCTAAAGATAGAAATGGCAAAGATAGCATCAAAGAAGGATGGATAACAGATATGATGCATTTTGCCTCTACATATCGTGCTCCAAAGGGGAGTTTAAAAGCGGAAGAATTCTTTTTATATCAGACTCCAAAAGGAAAGTATCTGCAAGGCTACATTGATTTACAGAAGATTAGAACCGATGGAAGCATTGATATTTACGATTATAAAACAAGCAGTCTTTATGCAGGAGAAGCTATTAAAGAACATCAAAGACAGCTGATTCTGTATGCATTAGGACTTGAACAGCTTGGATATAAGGTGAATAGTTCTTCATGGATCTTTCTTAAGTATGTGGAAGTTACTTTTGATGGATATAAATCTTCTGTAAGCAAAAAGAAAACTCCAATAACAAAAATAGTGGAAAGAAAGAAACTATATTCAGACCTATTCCCATTTATGGAACGTGATTTATTAAAAATGGGATATGAAGAATTTGAAATAGAAATCGTTTTAGATAAATTTAAAGAAACTTTACTATTTGAAGATCTGCCTGATTGCTTAAAAGATAATTATCATATGAAGCCATACGTTAAAAAGGCAGAACTTACAGAAGAAACTAAATCTGAATGCATTAAATATATTGAAGACACTATTGAAAAATGGGAAAGCCTTGGGGAAGATGAAAAGAACTATCCTCCTAAAGAATTTGTAAGAGTTCAGAAAAATGGTAAGACTGTAGACGATACATTTTTCTGTCAGCAGTTATGCAATCATAAAAAGAGTTGCCGATATTTGCACGAATTTATTGAATTAAAGTATGCAAATATGGATGATGATAATTTGTTTTGACATACTTGACAAAATTAATATAAATGATAATATAGTATCGGGAGGAATCAGATGAGTAAAGCAGATATTTTTAGGAATGTATTAAATGAGTTTGAGTCGGATGATTTAAGAATGTACTGTGAAGATATGATAGAGATGATAGATCCATTTATTATCACAACACCTAGCAGTACATCTATGAAATATCATAATGAAACACAGTGTAGTCCTGGGGGTCAATCATATCATGTGATTATGGTTGGAACTATTATGAATTATATTTTAGGTTTAGATTATGTACGTGCAAAATTCAAAGAACCCAAGAAAAGAGATTGTTTAAGGATTGCTGCCCTGTTACATGATTCTGTAAAGTGTGGATGGACGGGAAGCACTTATACGGTTTTTGATCACCCTAGACTGGCAAAGGAATGGATTATAAAAACGAAACCAGAGCACGATATTAAACAGGGGTTGAAAAATTATATAGGTGATTTGGTTGAATCTCATTCTGGACAGTGGAATACAGATAAAAGAGGTGTATTTGAGCCGCTTCCGATTCCGCAAAATGACGAACAGTTTGTAGTTCATCTTGCTGATTATTTAGCTAGTAGAAGCAATATTGATATGATTTATACTGACGAAGAGCATGAAGCTATAAACAGCTTTATTGTTCCGAGTGATCCCAAAAAAGTTAAAATGACATTTGGAAAATATAAAGATAAGGAAGTAGGGGATGTTCCTATTGATTATCTTCAGTGGTGTCTAGAAAATACAAAAAATTTAAATCCTACTTTAAAAAAGGCAATTGAAATAATCGTGAAAGGATAACTTATGCAAAACTTACATAGACATAGTTCATATTCGAATATTTTTACAAAAGCAGATAGTTCTGGTAAAAACGAACCTTATGCTAAAAGAAGCGTTGAACTTGGGCATAAAGTCATAAGTTCTGTTGAGCATGGTTGGCAAGGATATTATTTTGAAACCTTTGAACTAGCTCATGAATATGGATTAAAATGTGTAATTGGTTCAGAAGCATATTGGGTTCCTAATAGATTTGAATCAGATTCTTCCAATCGGCATATACTAATTTTAGCAAAGAACAATAATGGCAGAGAGTACATCAATGATATTTTGTCGGAAGCTAGTTTAACTGGATATTATTACAAACCGAGAATTGATATTGAACTTCTTAAAACTCTGCCAAAAGATGATGTTTTCGTAACGACAGCTTGTATTGCTTTTGGATATAACCATATGGAAGAATCTGAAAGATATATTGATGAACTGCACGAATATTTCGGTGATAATTTCTGTTTGGAAATTCAGTACCACAATACAGATAAACAAAAAATGTGGAACGAATTTCTGGCAACAATGCATGACAAATATGATATTGCTTATATTGTAGGGTATGATAGTCATTATATCTTTGAAACGGAAAGTGCCGAAAGAGATGATCTTCTTGAAGCTAAAGACATGCATTATGCAGATGAAGTAGGGTGGTTTATGGATTATCCGACAGATGAAGAAGCTGTGGATAGGTTTTTAGCCCAAGGAATATTTAACCTTAGCACGATTAAAAAAGCAATGGATAAGACAGATATTGCTTTAACTTTTGACGATTACGATGATGTTCCTATATTTCAAAAAGATGTTAAATTGCCTACACTTTATCCAGAGTTAAGTCAAGAACAAAAAAATAAGATATATACAAAACTTATCACCAAACAATTTAAAAAGTACATGAAGAATATTCCAGAAAGCGAATATGACAGGTACTTTCAAGGGATTAAAGAAGAAGTACAGACTTATAAAGATACAAAAATGACTGATTATCCATTGTTGGATTATGAAATTGTAAAAGATGCTGTTGCTCATGGTGGCGTTATAACATCTACTGGTAGAGGTTCGGCAGCAAGTTTTATGACTAATACTCTTTGTGGATTTTCACAAGTAGATAGATTTACGTCTGCTATTAAGTTGTATCCAGAGCGATTTATGAGTACAACTAGAATATTAGAAACCAAATCACTTCCTGATATTGATCTCAATGTAGGTACAGTCAGCATTTTTGAAGATTCACAGAAGCGTATTTTAGGGGACAATCATGTTTATCCAATGATTGCTTTCGGGACACTAAAGAAACGAGCAGCCTTTAAAATTTATGCCAAAGCAAAAGGACTTGAATTTGAATTAGCGAACACAATTTCAGCACAGATTGGAAAGTATGATGAAGCAGTTAAGAATGCTTCAGACGATGAAAAAGATATGATTGATATCAATGATTATGTTGACATCAAATATCAAGAATACTTGGAAGAGAGTAAAAAATATTGGGGCATTATTTCAGATAAGAAAAAGGCTCCGTCAGCGTATCTTCTATATCAAGGAGACATTCGTAGAGAAATAGGATTAATTAAATGTAAAAGCGATTCAACTAAAAAAGAATACATTTGTTGTGTAATAGATGGTGCGATTGCAGAAAAGTATAAATTCCTTAAAAATGATATTCTTAAAGTGGACAGTGTGCTTTTGATTAAGAAAGTGTTTGATCGTATTGGGATTCCTCAGTTTGATACAAATACGTTAATCAAGAAGGTAACTGGAGATCAGAAAGTTTGGGATATTTATAAAAACGGATATACAGTCGGTATCAATCAGGTTGAACAAGAAGGAAGCAGACAGAAATGTATGAGATACAAACCACATAATGTATCTGAATTAAGTGCTTTTGTGGCAGCAGTTCGTCCTGGCTTTAAGTCTATGTATTCACGTTTTGAGAGTCGGGAACATTTTGAATATGGCATTCCAAGTCTTGATAATTTAATACAGACAAAAGAAATGCCAGTCAGTTATATCCTGTATCAAGAACAGGTTATGTCTATCCTAAACTATGCAGGATTTCCGATGGATCAGTGTTATGGCATTATTAAAGCAATTGCTAAAAAACATCCAGAAAAGGTCAAACCATTAAAAGAGAAATTTATAGATGGTTTTAGTAAAAAATTAATTCTGGAAGATAATCTGACTGAGGAAGATGCTCAAAAAAATGCTGAAAGAGTATGGACTATTGTAAATGATAATTGTGGCTATTCGTTTAATTGTGTTTCTGGAAACACTAAGATAATAAAAGGTGCTTCTAATCATCATTTTAATCCTACAATTGAAGAAATGTACAAAATTAAAAATGATATAGATTATGCAAAAAAGACGAATCATTTACCTTTACATAAAAAGTATAATAGGTTAGGTTATGGACAAGCGTTATCTTTATTTGATGATGGAAAACTTAGACCGAATAATATTGTAGGAATATACGAAGCGGGAATTAGGCAAACATACAAGATACAGACCGAAAGCGGTTGTAGTTTAATTTGTACAGATAACCACAGATTTCCTACTCCTAATGGTAAGAAAAGATTAGATGAATTAAAAATAGGAGATATGTTATATTGCAAAGGAGAATATTCAAAGAAAAAATATAATTATTCTTATACTGATGGGAACTTTGAATTAAATTATCCACAAAAAGGAGAACAGGGTTTTCAAAAAAACGAAAACGGAGCATTTGTTAAATATCATGATTTTTTAATTAAGAATAAAAATAATAGAAATAATTGTGAATTGTGTGGAGCAAAATATTCTGAAGAAAAACGATTTGAAGTTCATCATAAGGATTTTAATAGACATAATAACGAACCAAATAATTTTCAATGGTTATGTTGTTCATGCCATAAAAAAATGCATTATAAAGGTGGCAGAAAAAAACGATACGATAACGGAATAGATGTTTATTTGTCTCCTGTAATATCAATTGAACCATATAGCATCGAAATGACATATGATGTAGAAATGGAATCTCCAGCACATACTTTTGTGTCGGAAAGTGGATTGGTAACATCTAATTCGAGTCACGCATATTGTATGGCATTAGACTCATTATATCAAGCATGGCAAAAAGCTTATTATCCTTACGAATTCTATGAAGTATTACTTCAGCATTTTTCTGATAAGGGTAAGAAGGATAAAGTTGCAGCTTTAAAAGCTGAAATGAAAAGGGCATTTGGAATATCAGAAGGTTCTTATTCGTTCCGTAATGACCATAGAGTATTTAGAGCAGATGAAGCTAATCGCCAGATAACTTCTGCATTATTGTCAATCAAAGGCATTGGAGATAATGTAGCTGATGATTTATATAAGTTGTCGAGTAACGATTATGTAGATTTTATATCATTACTTGTCGATATTCAGTCAACTTCAATTAAGAAAAATCAGTTAATTACTTTAATTAAACTTGATCTATTTTCTGAGTTTGGTAATCCGAACGAACTGCTGAGAGAATATGACATCTTTAGCGATTTATACGGAAGAACAGTGATTAGTAAGGCTAACATTGCTTATCCTGTTGAAATAATCAGATCTTGCTGTGATAGAGAAACAGAAAAACAATTCAGAAGTTTTAATGATTTAGAATTGATAAGAGCAATCATTAATGGAACTGAAAAAGAAAATACTTCTATCATTCAGCAGACTAAATATGAATTGGAATTGCTAGGGTATATTAAAACTATTGTACCTAAGTTGGATGAAGATTTTTATATTGTGCAGGAATTACAAGGATATAATAAGAACATTGCTGTTCTATACCGATTACAGGATGGAGATATATGGAGAGTTAAGGTGAGAGCAAAATTGTGCGAACCATTAGAAGTCGGATTTATGATTAAGGTTATAAATGTTAATTTAGAACCAAAGTGGAGAAAAGACACGGACGGGAAATGGATTCAGCTGGATGAAAAGGAATTGATTCTGAAAAAATATTCGCATATAACTTGACAAAATTAAATATATATGATAATATATGCAATGTGAAGAGGGGAACACAAAGTTCCCCAACTTAGCCCTTTCGCCAAGTGGAAAGGCACAAGGTTTTGATCCTTGCATTCAGTGGTTCGAATCCACTAAGGGCTGTTTGATAAGTTTCATAATAGATAGACCTCCTTTGATAATGGTCTGCACTTAGTTCAGTGGCAGAACACGGAAATCCGAGAGATAGCCGAGAGATAGGGTTCGATCCCCTTTAGTGCAATTATCGTAGCTTGTTCCCGAAGCTATGTCACCTGCAAGCAGTAGGAAGTTGTGTACAGACACAGGGTTTGGCACGCATTACTCTTTGAGTGTGCAGGAAATATTGATAGGTATACATGTTGATATTTCCGTGAGTTATGTACCTTTAACTCAGTTGGTAGAGTAGCTGACTTTTAATCAGCAAGCCGCAGGTTCGATCCCTGTAAGGTACACTGGCAGTATAGAATAATAGTGGTCGATTAAAGTATACAGTTCGCCCTATGGTCTTTTGGGAGGTTCAAGTTCGATTCTTGATACTGTCGTTATGTGTGCGGTGGCGGAATATGTAGACGCTTTCTCCCATGGGCAACACTCGGATGCATACGAGAGACAAACTTTGAAGGGGAGCTTAAAATAACAGGTTGTCATGCAAGGTGGAAATCCTTGCCCGCACATTATTCTGAAATTTGCAATACTGGTTCGCTATCGCATGAGCATTAAAGTGGAACCGATGGCTAAGGTTCCCGCCAGTATAACGGATCATTAGCTCAATCGGTGAGAGCACCTGGCTCATAACCAGTCGGTTGTAGGTTCGAGTCCTACATGATCCATTACGCAGTTATGGCACTGCGTCATACCCGTGAGAGGGGAAATTAAATGAGACGCCATGACATACGGCAAGTTCGCAATAGTATGTCAGTTATGTGTCTTGAACTATAAGACACACGCAGCAAACACAAAGTGATATGTAGTTCAATGGTAGAACGCCAACATGAAGTTGGAAACGTGAGTTCGATTCTCACCAGATCATTTAGATGCTAACAGCAATTTTTTTAGCTGAGAATTGTTAACTCTTTTTGCTTAATGCATCTAGTAACTAAAAGACGCAAACAGCAACCATATAAAATTAGACTTGAAATCTAACTTTTTTATGCGTCTTGTTAAAGGGTAAGACACTAACAGCAAATTTTTAATCAAGCAGGTGTGTGATGTAATGTGTCTTGAAAGGAGAATTTTATGGGATTTTATGAAATGGCTAAAGGAATAACCGATGGTGAAAAAGTTCTCACTGATAACGGTGCAGTAGCTTACAGGACAAGCGGACACGAACTACTTGATTTCAACTTCGATGTATCCGCAATGCGCGGCATGGATGAAAAAGAAATCATGGATAAGTTTCGTAAGGTCTACTACGAAAATAAGGAAGCTGCTATCCTTTACTTGTTCTACCTTGGAGATATTCGTGAAGGTCTTGGTGAGAGACATGCGTTTAGATCATGCATGGAATTTTTTTGCACTGAACATGAGGATATAGCAAAAGATGTTATCCAGTTAATCCCGCATTATAACAGATGGGATAGTCTAGTTGAACTTCTTACACTTGACCGCACTAGCATCAGTGAGGAAGTAATTCAGATTATTAAGGAACAGCTTTCAGATGATATTAGGAACTGCTATAGTAAAGGTTCCGTTTCACTTCTGGCAAAATGGCTTCCGTCCGTGAATACAAGTTCTATCGAATCAAGAAAACTTGCAAGAATGATTTGCGACAAACTTTGCATGTCAGAAAAGAATTATAGGCAAACTCTTTCGATGCTTAGAGAATATATCCGTGTAGTAGAGTGCGATATGTCTGCTAATAGGTGGGGCAGAATTAATTATGAACACGTTCCATCAAAGGCGAATCTTCTTTATAAGAAAGCATTTCTCAGACATGATGCGGTAAGAAGAATAGATTATCTGAACCGCCTTGCTGCTGGTAAGACAAAAGTTAATGCTTCTGTTGCTA